CCATATGTTTATTTATCTTTTAATTCATCTGCTGCTGCGTTAAATCTATTCATAAAGTTTTGAACTACAAAGAACGTAGTTTCTTGAGCATTTGATGCCATAGCACGAAAAGCAACTTCATTCTTTTCTTCTTCTGGCATGGCTGCTGTCCACTTAGTATATAGATCTGTTGCAACATCTTCTATGATGCCTTCAAGGACTGTCTGTTGGTCAGCCATTTATAACACTACCAATCGATATGATCTTTCCCTTTGTGCTACGACTAATAACAGGGGTTGACTTTGTATTAAGCAGAGAAAGAACTTGATCCTTAGTATAAGATGGATACTTTGACTTTAAGTAAAGGTATACAGATGCTGCTACCTGTGTAGAAACAGATGTTCCTGATGCGTTTACCTGTAGTCCTCCTGGGTTAAATGCTTTAATATCTCCACGAGCAAAGAAGTCTGTAAGCTTTGCGTCATAGTTTGTGTAAATTGCTGCTCCGTCTCCATATGCTGATGCTGATATCGCAATAGATGCTGGGATACATGCTGGCCATGAGATACGCTTTGAGTCTCTTAAATTACCTGCTGGCAAAAATACTGGGATACCAGCAACAGATAAGTTATTAATTGCTTTTTCTGTAAGAGGTGTAGATGGACAATAATTAGTTCCAGACCCACCTAAATTATGATGAGACTGAGACATAGATACTGCTTGAATATTGAATCTATCCTTGTTGAACATAACCCAAGTTAAAGCATTAACAAAAGTTGACTCATTAATAATTTGTCGTGAGCCACTTGCAGTTGCTCCAACTACACGAATAAAAACAATCTTTAGGTTTGGGTTTGTCATTAAAGCAGTTGATGCCATCTGTGTTCCATGTTCAAAGCCTTCTTGCAACATAAACTTTGCTGGCATTACTACAGATCCTGGGCCCTCTTGGTATGGCTTTCCATTTGGACATGTTGGCCAATCCAAAAGACATACCTCAAAAACAATCTTATCTTTAAAGATAGGAAGGCTTGTATCTAGTGATGTATCTATAATTGCTAATGTGGCAGGCTTTGTTTCTTCCGCCGCTGTTGCTGTTACTGGCAAAACCAGTGTGAGGGCTACTAGAGCCGTGATCAATTTGTTTTTCATGTTTTCTATTCTACTAAAAAATAGCTACACCGTCAATAGCTATTTGGCTTTTTTATCTTTATACCACTTGCCAGAGTCTAATGAATTCTTAAATGCCTCATTCTCTAGCAATACTTTGAATAAAAAATCTATTCTTTTCTCTAAAATCTCAATTTTCTTTTTGTTTCTCAATTTTCCATACCTTCTCTATCAACTGGAGTTGGGGCTGTTGCTATATTCCCACACTCTACACATTGCATATCTAAAAAATAAGTTGCAATCTCATAGTTATCAAACATGGCCTTGACATACCAAACTTTTGATCCGCATACGCAGGAATGAGTTGGTGTTCCACGAAGATCTATGGCAGAAAAATCATCCTGATCACCAAGATCCTGCTTATCAAATACCAAAATCTGATACTTTCCAAACAGATTATACATAAAGCTAATGCCTATTAGACTTAATAGACTTCCAACTATACGAGTAATCCATCTCATAGTTCCATTATACTCTAAACCTGAATGTATGTAAAGGGTGGAGATACGCTCATTGAAAATTCTGATGCTGCTTCTAAGGCAAGCTTTATACGCATCTTTGGATTCTTTTGATTCTTTGTAGCATGTAGGGCTCCTAGCGCAAACATACCGCCTGATCCTTCCGCCATATAATTAACTAAATTTTCTCCAACATGGAAGTCTTCATCTATAGTAAAAATTCTACCGCATATGCCTACTATAAAGATTCCGCCCTCATCTTCTTGTCCAGATACTTGGCTTCCAAATCCACCAGCCCTGAATGCATCTTTAACTGAATCAATAAACTTAGTTCTCATAAATTTATCTAATCCTGAATTAGTTTTTGTTGGTGTATATTTTGGCGGAGTCCATGAGTATTGAAGTATTTGTCCCATACGAAATGAATCTGTAAATGCAACTCCGTATTGACCAACCTTAAAACACTTAGGCTCTTTTCGTGCCATAATCCATCCAGATTTTTCATCTGAGGCAGCATGATCGGAACCAATATAAACAGTTCCATTTTGGGCGATAGCAACTATACATGTCATACTATTAGTATACTATTTTTAAATTCGATGGGCTAGTCTTCGTGTGTGTGGAAATCAACATCAATTAATGATATTTTAATTAAAGTTTCTTCAAGCTCAGCCTTGACCCCAATTAATTCTTGGATGGCAGAATAATATTTGTCTTTCCATTCAGTCAAATCACGCTCAACCTGATATAGCTGAATTTTTAGATCTTTTAATTCTAACTTTAAATGGTCATGTTCACGCTCTGCCTGTCTGGTTTTTTCCCGCTTAGATTCTTTTATTCCAGAAATTATAGCAGTCCCCATACCGCTCAAAATAGCGGCAGAAATAGCAATAGAAACTGATAATAAATCCATTATAGATTAATTATACAGCAGTATTAAGCCTAAACTAAGAGTTCAGAGGCTGATATATCGTTACCAATATATCTCTTTTTTAAAACATGTTCTCTAACATGGTCTGGGCCATTTGATCTACCAGCCAAAATAATTACCCATCTAGGTTCTAATTTAGAAGATATACAAGTTTCGCACATCAACAAATTAATAGGCAGCAATGCTGACTTCTTAGCATTTAACTTATGCTTACTTTTATTGCAGCAATAGCATAATATTTTTTCCATTAGTCTTCTTCCTCAATGTGATGAAACACGATCTCGTCTATAATAGCGAATTCGTCATTTTCTATTAACTCGTTATACTCTACTTCGTCTTTAGTATATTTTACCATAGATAGGAATGCCCCCATTTGCTCTACAGTGCCATATACGCCTTCTTCGTGTAGATACACGATGTTGATGACCTCATAAGATTCTTTCACTTGGTTTCCCCTCCAGCTCGCATCTTACTCCATATGATTCAATCATGCTTTTAATTTTCATAACACGATCAATAGCTATTTCTTTTCTTGTTCCGTGAAACTGTAAAAAATTGTCTTCATATAGCCTAATTGCTAAGAACTCTGGATATTGTGCAATATCCACTAGGAGGTCTGGTAAATCTTTAATTAATTCTTTAAACTTTATTGCCATCTCTTTTGTATAAAATACAGGCTTATTTGGCTCGCCTGTCCATTGATTAATTCCGTATTTAAAGTGATCCTTGTCTTTATCAATGAACACCTTTACTCCTTAATCTTTTCCAAGTATCAGCAGTTTTATGCAAATTCTTGCTTTTATCAATATCTCCAGAGCTTAAATATACACCGCCCCAAACACCATATTCATCGTTTTCAACTCCAGATTCATGACACATCTTGACAACTGGACAACTTAAACATGCTTCATCAATATTCTTTGCTATGTTAGCGTCTGCCTCGTATTTATCATAGAATAGATTTGTATCCATCCCACGACAAATGGCTAGATGCCACCAATCAAAATCTTCTTTATCTATACCTAAATCATTTAAAATATTTGACATATTTTTTTGGAAGAACCCAAGTTCCTTTATCATTGACTGATATCTTATCAGCCACACCCCAAGCATTTTGCCTGAATACGCCTTTTGTATTTATAAATCCATTATAATCTTTTGTCCAAAGGATCAGGTCATAACTTTCCCAATAAGCATCTTTAGTTATAGATTTAAATTTTTTTATAAAAAGTTCTACACCTAGTTCATTTAAATGTAACATCTGTTCCTAAATGACTAACTGCAGCATCCCTAATATATATTATACAGGTTTTGCTGCAGCCGTGTCAACAGTTATTTAATAAAAGTTCCATTCCATATGGACTTCTTTACTTGATCTGCTTCTGACAAATCTTCCATTTTTTCTACTGGAACACAGTTTGGCACCATCTTGCCACCCTTTTCTTTCATTCCACGCTGGGTATATCCTGTCCAGCATTTTTGCATTTCGTTGTCCCATTTATCTTCGTCTTCATTTTCAGACTTATAAAGTTCTTTTTCTTCATCCTCGTGCTTTGATTTTTCTATAACTACGTCATCTGTAATCTCTACTACAGTCTCTATTGGATTAACTACATCTTCTAGGATGCCCTTAATTTCTTCTATTGCTTCTTGTATTTCAACTGACTTCTTCATATTTTTCTCCCTATTTACTATTTTACGGGACCAAGAGAAACCTGCGTCTCCACCCCATGCCAACCACATAATTTTACCATTAGATGGATTTTCCGCATTATCCCAATCTTTTCCTTTTTTATCTACTTCGTGACGGGAAAAATAAGAATACATTCTTTTTACTGTAGATAGACTAAGGGCCTCACCTCTTGCTAATTGTCCTGCACGAGTCCATCCGACCATTGTTCCAGCACCTTTTGCCTTGCCCTGCTCTTTTAATTTAATTGCACGACGTGCCGCAGACTGCATTCCAGATGTTGGTCTGTATCCCTCTTTTGCCATTTTACTTCTCCCTCACACTAATTACTTTTACATTTTTAACTTCATCATCAACACCGAAAATGTCGTTGGCGTAATCTACAGCGTCTTCTTCAGAAAATGCTTCTACTTCAGCATTTATTTCTATTTTAACTCTGTAGGTATTCATGTTATTTAATTTCTTGACTGCAAGAAGCGCATGTCTTTTTTTCAACTGCTGGTGCAGCTGTTGCTACACCTTTAAACTTAGGGCGACCAAAGCCAACGATTGAAATTTGTTCTCCTGCTTTATTCTTCTTATAAGCACGAAGCTTCTTTGAAACTTGTCCGCCATTTCTCTGGCTTCCCTTTTTATCTGGGCTAGTGTTTCCTTCAATACACCAAACAGTTCCATCGTTATTATCTTTGATAACAATTCCTACGTGAGAAATTCTATCGACACCATCTGCAGGGAAATCAAAATAGGCGATATCTCCTGGCTCTGGATCTGCAATGTCTCCATCAATCCATGCCTTTGCTTTTTTGAATGCCGCTGCTCCACCTGGAGTGTAAACAGTATTAGGAACCTTTACGCCAGCTTCGTTAGCACACCAGTTTACGAAACTTCCACACCATGGTTGGAAGTTAGCCTTTGTGTATGCGCCATACTTTGTTTCATTATCTTTAGGACCTTCAATAGTTCCTAGTTCTGCTGTTGCTACTTCAATAAGCTTTGCTGCTGTGCCCATGTCTGCCATTAGTCTTTATTCCAATCTTCATCAATTGGTTGCTCATCAGGAACTTGTCCTTCTGGCTTACCAGTAATAATTTCTTCTGTAGTAGGAGTTGGCTCTGTAGGAGTTGGCTCTACTGTTGTTGGTGCTGCTTCTGTTGGGAATTCTCCAGCAGAATTTGGAGCCTGTGCAATTTCATTTGCACCACTCTTTCCAATTAGAATACCTGCTAGTGTTCCTGTAATAAATGTTGCAATACTTCCAAGCACGTTGAAGAACATCTTGTCATTTTCTGACTGTGCTCCAATAGGCTGTGTTACAAAAAGAAGTCCGTATAGAATTCCAGTTGAAGTAAAAAATAAAATAAGTCCTAAAATTGTTCCAAGCATGAACTTGAGCCTTGCGTCAAGATCTGCTGGTGTTAAACGTTGTTTAGCCATTTGTGCCACCTTCTACGGATGAACCGTCTATTGTTATTAGTTCTTTAGGTATTAAGTCTTTAGTGCAAAGACCACCTGCCTCGCATGTTGGAGGTTTACATTCTGCTAATTCCCAATTTTTTGGGTCTTGGCATGGGTAACGGTAAAATCCGCTATACCCGCAACTAGTTAATGATAGCATTGTTCCTGCCAATAAAACAGTGCCTATTAGTTTCTTCATATTCATATTATATCATTCCTTGTCTTTTCTTAATGGGATTGTTATTAGCCATATTGCCATAGCCAAGACGGTAGCCAAGCCTACAATATCTCTGGCTGTGCCAGTCAAAGTAAGCCAAGCAATAAAGAATCCTAGTATGGTAAATACTTGATTTATACTTTCTAGGATGGCATCTTTGACCCATCCCAGGAACCCCTTAATAGCTTTAATTATTAATTTCATTTTAACCTCCTCATGACGGCACCAGCAATTTGTGATGCAATAATTACTGGCACAATTACTTCCTGTGCCTTTTCTCTCTGATCATCTGTCATGTCGCTACCTAATTCAGAGAAATTAGATAGTAATTCTGTTGGGTTTATCTCCCCAATTGCGCCTAATGGGTCCGCCAAAAATTGCTCCATTTGAACTTCTGTAACTGCATCAGCCAGGGTATATGGCGTTGCTGAGCTAGCAGCTGAATCTGCAACTCTTTCATTAAACTCAACAAATGCTGAAGCAAGGGCTGGGTTAGATTTCATTTGCTCAGCAACCTGTGCAACCTCGGAAGGCTTGATTCCAAGCTCTTCCGCAACTTCTTGCTTTGCTTCTTGAGTTAATGCTTTAAGTGTTTGGCTAACTGCTGTAATTTGTTCAGGGGAAAGGGTAACTAATTTATTGTCCTTACTTGTAAGGTTAGCAATAACATTAGATAGATCTTCTTCTGTTCCCGTTCCTTTTTCAGGAACAAGTGCTGCCAATACCTCATCAGTAATTTCTACATCTGGTTCATTCCAGGGATTCTCTTCTGGCTCTGGCTCTGGCCCAGGCTCTGGAGATGGTTCAGGAGCAGGCTCTTCAGTTGTCTCTGCAGTTGGTTCAGGACTTGGTTCTGGCGTAGGCGGTTCCTCTGCTGTAGGTTCTGGAGACGGCTCTGGTGTTGGTGGCTCTTCGGCAGTTGGTTCAGGACTTGGTTCTGGCGTAGGCGGTTCCTCTGCTGTAGGTTCTGGAGACGGCTCTGGTGTTGGTGGCTCTTCGGCAGTTGGTTCAGGACTTGGTTCTGGCGTTGGAGGCTCTTCTGGCGTTGGTTCAGGACTTGGTTCTGGCGTAGGCTGGTTGGCGGCGGCATTGGCTGCTGCTTGGGCAATGGCAGACTGAATTTCTCTTTGTGATTGTTCGTCATAGTAACGCCATGCGTTATCAATTGCGCTGTTAACATTACTAATTGCTTGATTGTATGCGCTGATTGCATTATTTTTATTTTGGAGTGCCGTTGCAACATTTAAAACTGAGTTGTTATATTCATTTGTTTTATTAGTTAGTGTTTGATTGTAACCATTTAATGTTGAAACTGCTTGATTATAAACATTTAGTTTGTCATTATATACATCTTGTGCTGAGTTCTTTGCAGCAAGTGCGTTGTTGTAGGCGTTTGTTTGTTCTTGGGTTGCTCCAGATCCATGAGAAAATGTATTAAGATTGCAACTAAAGTCTTGTCCCCATACTCTTGGGTTGCCAGCATAGTCACAACCTGCACCAGTCCATCCTCCAGGGATAGCCCAGCCAAGATGATAGGAACCTGGTCCTCCACCGTTATACCACCATATTTCTACATCTAAAGTTTTGTCTTCACTAACATCATATACGGGAGAATAGTCACTCCAAGTTGTCCCCTGCTCTACCCAGTTGTTAACGGCAAGTTGGCCATCTACATACATTCTAAAACCATCATCTGTATATCCCGCAAAATAGGTTTGTGTAAACCATGAAGGAACTGTTATCTGTCCAGTAAATTTAACTATAAAGTTTTCGTATCTATTACCGCAAACTGGACGAGTCATATAGTTTCCATTTATTGTTCCACTACATAAGAATTGATCTGTGGCTGCAAGGCCATCAACCCTAATTAAACTATAAACATCATATGCCAGACCAGCAGAACCAGCGCTGTCTAATGCTTGCTGAGCGTTTGACAGATTGATGTTTGCTACTCCAAGGGCATCGTAGGCATCGTTCTTATTGTCTAAAGCAGTGGCTACTGTTACTGTTTGTCCGTCTACTGCTGATTGGGCTAAGTCTTTTTCTTCAAGTGCCGTGGTTTCTGCGTCAAGAGAGTCATCGTATAGGTCATAGGTTTGAGACTGGGTTGATTGTGCAGATACCGCAAGGTCATACTTATCTTCTGCCTCTTCAATTAGGGATATAAATTCATCCTTGTATCCAAGATCATCTACGCTGTTATTAAGTTCTTCAATTTCTTGAGCAGCTAAACTTAGTGGATCATCGCTATAAGCGGGGGACATAAAAAGCCAACCAAACGCAAGCATTGTGGCAGCTGTTATTCTAAATAATCTGTCCTTAGTCAACTATATCCCCTAAATAAACCCTTGTTTATCTAGTTAATTATAGCATCAAATCATTTAGGATTATCTGTCTTGTAAAAACCATTGCCCTTAAATTGTATTCCAAACGGAGTAAAATGTCTTGTCATAATAGACTCACATTCAACGCATGTGTATCCTGGATCATCTTCTACAATTGATCTGTTAACTGACATTGTTGGATGAGCATTATCTTCTGTGCATTTGTATTCGTATACTGGCATTACTTCCCGCTCTTTTTTCTCTTCTCCGCAAGAACCGAAAAGTCTTTAACTTTTGTTTCTCCCATGTATCCCCAAGCATGTCCATCTGTAATCATCTTTTCATTTAACGATACGGATGCGCCATCTAGAAATACCCAGCCTAAAATTCTTCCATACTTTTCTGATGAGTCCATTTTTTCTGTTTTGATTACAACAGTTTTAGCAGAATCAATCTCATGCTTGAGATAAGCTTTTGCCTCAAGGCCTAGTGCTTTTTCCATCTTATCTGTTGTTCTGCTTTCTGGAGTATCTATTCCAGCTAAACGAACTCTTGAACTAAACGAGATATCAAATCCGAGATCAATTTCTACATCTATCGTGTCACCGTCTACAACTTTAGTAACTTTTTTTACATAATACTCAAACATGATTCTCCCCAATATTAATGAGCAGTTTGAGGACTTGCTCAGGTCCATCCTTCGGGTAGCGACCCGAATGGCCTGCGACTCCCCGATGAAGGGGTGCAGATTTATATTATACTATTTATTTGATTTTAATTGTCTTTGGCTTTTTGTCTTCAGGAACAATGCGATCAATATTAATATTTAGCATTCCGTCCTTTAAAGATGCACTAGAGACTTCCATATATTCTCCAAGAGCAAATGACCGTGTGAACTTACGAGCAGCAATTCCTTTATGTAAAATCTCTGCGTCTACAACTTCTGTAATTTCACCAGAAACTATAAGTGTTCCATTGTCTACTGATAGATCAATGTCTTCTTTTGTGAATCCAGCCACTGCGATAGATACTCTATATGTATCTTCATCTAGCTTTAATACATCATATGGTGGATATGATTGTCTTGATGCAGCACTGTGCACACTAGACATTCTTTCAATCTCACGATTAAAGCCAATAAAAAGGGGATCTTTAAAAAGATCCCATGTATATGTTGTTACCATTTTATTCCTCCTTCAAGCGAATAAGTTTAATTTGTGAGCCCCTATTGGCGACTCATTAATATTATATCAAATTACTTTTTAGTTGTCTATTTATTGTTCCGCCTGTGCCCTCGGCAGGAGTCGAACCTGCGGCCAATCGGGTAGAAACCGAGTGCTCTATCCTCTGAGCTACGAAGGCTTAGTTGTCTGGTGTTTCTTTACTTTCATACTCTAGAAGTCCCATTTCTTTTGCCATCTCATATCCCTCTGGCTTTATTTTAATTATGGCTTCTAAATTATCATCATACTCTACTTCAATTAAATCCATTTCATACAAAGCAATCAAAGATTCATCTATGTGCTCAATATGCGCTTCCCATAACTCTGGAGCCAACTCTTTTGCTTTCTCTGTTATAGAAAAGACTATCTCTCCATCTTCATCCATGCCCTCTAACTCAATTGCTCCTATTTCTAGGTAGTGTGCTAGCTTCATGTCTTCGTCCATCTCATCTTCATTCATGGATAAATTATACCTTTCCTCGTGCAACAGGTAGGACTTGAACCTACGAATAACCGAATTATGAGTTCGGGGCCTTAACCAACTTGGCTACTGTTGCCAAGTGTCTATTGTAACGTGCCGTCTTCATTTTTGTCAATAGTATTTTCAACAACCTGTTGGACGTAATCAGAAAAATGTTTTCTAATATTTCCAGATGGCCTTACTCCCATTGACTTCCATATTCTTTTATATTCAACTATATTTGAAAATGTAGTGGGGCATAGCATGAGTCCGTTATATTCTTTTAACGTTGTAGGAAGTGGAACATGTTTTCCACAGCACTTACACTCTTTAGCTTTTTCTTGATATATGCTCATATTGTTGTCATTCCTTCTATTGCTGAAGCCAAATCGTTTGGCATTTTTGGCGCTCTAATTAAATTAATTGATTCTTCTGCATTCTCTCCCAAATCATTATCAAATGACATTGATTCGTAAGTATGAATTCTTATCTCATTATCCTTTTTAATCTTGGATCTACTTATTGAATTAAATACAGATCCACATACAGCATCTGCAAGGTCCTTGGAACCCTTTCTAGGGTGGTCTACTCTATCTCTCATAATTTTTAACTGAAGTAGTTCATCAATTAACAGCGATATGTGAGGACCACTTAATCTTTCTTCTGCAACAACCATAGCCATATCGTCATAATGCTTTTTAGCAACAGATAGAATCTCTGTATTTATTCCATAAGCTTTAAGTTGCTGCATCATATCATGGGAATTCCATCGGTCAAATGTGCAGACACGGATGTTAAACCCACGAGTTTTAAGAGATAGAATGTAGTCTTTAACTTCTGTAAAATCAACTGACTTATCTGGAGTTGGAGTCCAGTATCTTACAGCATCTACATTTACTATAGGGGCTGGTTGAGAGTATTCACTTGTAACTTTAATATTAACCCATCTATCTACATGTGCCATTGCAACTGCACAATGGTCATGCTTTTGTGCAAGGTCAACGTGTAAGAAATACTCTTTGTCTGGATCTGGTTTAAACCACTCTTCAAGTCTTCCAAACTTATCTACTGCCATAGCTGCATTATTAAAAGCCTTCTCAACCTTTTCACGAGACTTAAAAAATGCATCAATCATTTCTGCTGGCATACATGCAAATCTGCCTAGGGCATCTTGCATATTCTTGTAAAATTCTACCTTATAGTCTTCAATCTTTTTAGTTGGATTGACTTCCCAAGACGGTCTCTTTAGAGCATAAGTTTTAGGAATAGCATAGGAAATAATGTGATCTTCTTCCCACTCAACTGTTACCTCATTGCCCTCTATTCCGTCTGGAAGATCATTGTCCATCTTTAGAGTTTCGCTTCTAATAATAATTTCTTTTTGTGCTATTGCGCCTTCGTAAAATTTTTGAATAGGATCATTTTTAAATCGTGGGAAAGAAAGAAGAATAATCTTTCCAAAATCTGGGAAACGTGATATAACAGATCCACGATACATATCATATATGGCATCAGCAGTCTTGGCCTGATCGTGACCAGATGTGCTTTCAATTGCAAAGCCTGAAATTTCATCAAGGATAACAGTGATTACGTTGTATCCTTCCCATGCCTCACGCTCTGAGTGACCTGAATGGACAGTAATATTCTTATCAAACTTCATTTCTGAAGCTTTTGATTCATACTTACCAGAAAACCATGGCGACCTATCGATGCGTGTTTTAAACCCTTTAAAGAAAACATTGTTAGCCTGCTGAGCGTTAATAGCAATATTTAAAATATCAATTGAATCTCCTGGAGGCTTTCCATAATATGTTGCTGGATCCTTAAGGCATAAAAGCAGATATACCTGATATGCTACAGAAATTGTGGCTGTGTAGTCTTTACCAGATCCCTTACCCAACTGAGCAATAACTTCATTACATGTTTGCTTAAACATGCGTTTACCTTCATCTTCGCCAAACAACTTAATAAGAGTAGACTCTTTATATATCTGAGATGACTTTTCAATTAAAGTATATTGGTAATTTGATAAAGGCGGAAGCCCTAGATAATCGTGGCTAGTTACAAACGTGCCAAGATCAACTGGACGCTCTTCAAATTCTTCTCCGTCAAGTATGTCGATGATGTCATTAAAACTAAATTCCACTTGCTTCCTCTACCACAACTGATTCAATAATCCCAGTGATTTGTGACAGACGTTTAGCAACTTCTAACTTACATTTAGGACATGATGTGGTTACATCCTTAAGAATCTTAACAAGGACTTCCTGCTTACGCTCTGTCTCCGCAATTTGTGTTGCTATCTCAGCGTTATCCAAAAGACCTACCTGTTGTAGCATGCCAATTCTTTTGGTTTCAATGTCTGCTATAAGCTTTAAGGCGTTAGACTTAACGTTAAGTTGACCAGATTGATCTGCGTCTTCTACTGTTTTCCAGGCCTCTTTAATAAGCATTGCATAGTGTTGGTCTGCCCCAGAGATTGCTTCTTTTGCACGTTCTCTGGAAGCAGTATCATTATGAACTACAGACTTCCATTCGCCAATTAATTCAACAACCTCTGCTCTTTTAAATCCAGTCAGGGTTGCAATTTGGGTAGGGTTATTACCCTTAAGTAGTTCTTCAACTACCTTATTCATGCGATCATAATGATCTGCTAGTTCTATTTCCATATAACTACATTATACTTCTAGTCGACTGAAATAGCAAGTTTCTTAGCGATTTTAAGTAAGATTAAATAACCAATCATATCGTCAATATCATTGTCTCCAGCAAAGCCAGATCCATTCTTAATCCTATTTATCTTATCATCAATACGGATTTTAATCTGCTCTTGGTTGTCCGCCTGAGAAAATATACGAATAGGACTTAAGGCTGAATCTCCATATGAAATGTTTTTCTTAATTAACATCTCTGCAATTTCAAGACACTCTACAATTATTCTATGACCAGATGGTGCATCTGTTGACATTAATTGTAAGTCTGTTACCCATGCTTGATAACCATTATCTTTATTTGGATATGATACAAATCCCATTATTCCATCTCCTTATATAGTTGTCTAAGACCCTTTAGTGTGCCTATATCCATATACTTACCGCCTGGCTTTGCCGCTCTTACGTCTAGATTCATATCAATCC